CCCTTGGTGCCCTTGACCAGACGGAAATCCAAACCATCTTCATAACCCACTGGGCTGTTTTCCACTTCCTGATCCATGAACACAGTCTTGATGCGATCAAACACGCTGGGATTGATCACAAAACGGCGGATGGGGTTTTCAGGAACATTTGCAGCATCTTCTGGGTTGGGGTTCTGAACAACAAATCCCTGGAACAAAAAGCTCTTTTTACGCCAATACTTGCGAGCAAGATCTTCCATGTCCTTGCCACCTTTCCACCAGGGGCGGATTTCGGCATTGACGGGGCAACTGCCTGGTTTCCACATGTCCATGCAAGGAACTTGCACGTCTGTGGGACGGCTGCTGCTGTCACCTTTGATACCTGAGAATGGGAGTTTGATAATCAGTCGTTCTACCCAGAAGAAGTCATTGCTGGAATCTCCGTCTGGTAGGAAACGCAGTGTGGCTGTGGAACCATCTGGATTGGCCCAAAACGGATAATTTGCATTATCTCCACCACCTGTGCGGGGCTTGTCTTTTTGTGCTTGTTGTGCGAGTAGCTTTTCTCTAATCTGTGCTAAATTAAGTGCCATGACATACTGTCCTTTCTATTGTGCCTATAAGGTTACGATACTATTGCACAAACATTGCTGCTTTGCATCAGTAACATTAATATGTTAGACAAAATTTCAAGAATAATCAATAGTGCAATCAATATTTTTGATTGCACCCACGCATTTTTCCACCCTCAATCCTGGCACATGGATCCATGTGCCAGGATATACACGACACTGGCCAATATCACATTTTGAGTTTTTTGAGTTTTTCCAGTGTTTTGGTAATCTGATCCAATGCTGCTTGAGGATCCTTTTCAAAAGTATTGGTGAGACCCATCACATCATCTTTGACATCCTGATACACTTGACGAGGATCTTCCTTGCCATGCTCCTCTTGGTTAACTGCAATAGTCTTTTCCAGCTCACTGGGTTGTTGTTCAAATATTTTGCTTACGTCAAATTGCCCAAACCACTCGTTGAGCTCTCTTGCTTCAGGAAAGGCCTGATCGTCCTGATCCATTTGATCCATATTGTGTTCCTCGGGTTCTAGGTAGTCCATGTGATCCATGGCAGTGGGCTGATGTTCATGTGGCAGATAACTGTGCAGCATGGAGACAGCCTTGTCCATGCCTTGTGGCCATGTGATATCTATGCTCACAGGCACTTGTTGCCAGGTGGGGTGCATCTGTTTGGCCTGGTCCACAGCTTGTGCATAACTGTTGGGTTGACTGATCTTGTGGAGTATGTGTTTGATGTCTCTTTGCAGATTGTGAATGGCATCCAAGCAGTTGGGTTGATTGTTCACAGCCCATCTCTTGAGCTTGCGAACCTGCATGGTGAGATCCAGGATATCCTGAAGTATGTTGCCAGTTTCATCCCAAGGGGCGCCTTGTTGGTCCAAGTGTTGCGCCATGGCCTTGGCTCCCAGGATGTGACGGTAGGGGAACTTGTATCTGCTGCCATCTGCACCATGGATGAAGATGTCAGCAATGCGTGTCCAGCGGCGAGGGTTCTCACTGTCTTCCAGACGTTGGTTGTGTCGGATCACCACTTCTGTGACACCTGTTTTCCATCTGCTGGTTCTTGTGCTGCCTGTCCAGGCACTTTCTGTTACTTCTGTTTTGTTCATGTTTTTGAAATTCTTGGGTTCGAGATTTTTACCATATGGCATGAGATTGAAACTGTGATCAAAGCTGTTGTGCTGACGCAAGGTGTTGCGAATTTCTTCCACATCTCGCAAGGGGGTTGTAGCACTTGTGTGAAAAGTCACACTGGGTTTTTGACTGCTGCCTTTGGTGTAGCCCAACTGCACCATCATGTTGAGGTCTGTGCAAAACAATCTGTTGGCTTGTGAAGGGTCAAAAACTCTCTTGCCAGAGGGATCATACATGATCACTTTGTGATTCTTACCACTGAGAATGGTGAAAATCATTTGCGCCATGGCAGCATTTTCTGGATCTTGTTGTTCAGTCATATCATGTGCCCAATTTACTTGCTGTATTTATTACCAAATGCTTACAGCAATGGGCATGGGTTCTTGCAATCCATCTATTTCCAACAAACTGTTGTCCATGAGAGTGGCTGCTGTTCTGTCATCCCATTTGCCAATCATTTGACTCATGCGCACAATCAACAGTGTGGCACTCACCAAATCATCGTTTTCACCACTTTTGGCAGCAAAACTATCCCCTTTGCTCACAAAGTTTTTCAGCTGACTCACCAGTGGTTTGCTGTAGATCTGCATTCTGTTGCTCTCGATGAGGCTTTTGAATTTGGTTATGGCCTGGCTTTTGGTTTTGACATTGGTGTTGAATCCTCTGCGCATGCGCTGTTGAGATTGACCAGGCTCGCTCATGAGCTGACCAGGAATGTTATCCAGGCTCACTTCGTTGAGCAATTCAATTACACTTTGTCCATAACTGTTGTTTTCAAAAGTCCAGTAGAGATCTGGTTCTCCCAATTGGTCAGGCAATTTCCTGATCTCTCTATCCAAAAATTGCAAAATTTGAATCAGGGTTTTCAATTGCATGGCAACACTGCTTCTGTTGTGCATCCATTCTGCCACCTGTTGCATTTCAGGCAATTTCCATACTTGGATTGCACCAAAATCTCTGCCCACACCTGCACTGGGGTCCAAACTCACACAATATATACCGTTGGCTTGTGGTTTCATCCACCATTTTATTTCACCAGTTTTGAAGGTGCTTTCTTTGCTAACCAGACTGCTCAATACCCTGCTGTCAATGAGTGTTGTATCAGCTGTGAGGAATTTGAGCTCGTATTCTCTGGCAAATTTTTCATAACCAATCTTGGCACGTTCTTTCTTGGCCCATTCTTCGTCTCTGTCAGGATGCTGATCCCAAGTTGCCATGAATGCCTTGAAACCATTTGCACCCACACCATCTGGATCGTCATTTCCATATTCATCCTGGATTCTGTTGGCGCCATACCAAATTTGTGCAAAGGTATCTTCATCACCATTGGGCGTGCTGGTGATGATGCATTTACCACCAGTGGCCAGTGTGGGGCTGATGGCTGTCCAAAATTCTTCTGCTATTCTGGATTTTACGAAGGCCAACTCGTCACATTGATGACTCTTAATTTTATTGGCATATATAATATGATTTGTGCTATTGAAGATGTCATAGGTGTGTTGCAAGACAATCTCATCAATTGAAACAATTTCAACAAATCCGTGTTCGGTATCTAACCAATCACCTATTGCAAGTTCACTTGCCTTTGTTTCGCCGTTCTTGGTATAAAATCTATGATCATTTGTAGCAGTAATAGATAACCCGTTTTGCAAAACAAGAACTCGGGAATCTTTGTTGGCATCTTCGTTGCAGATGATGCCTTCAAAATCTTCCCACCCAAACGGAGTCAGTATCTCATAATCGCTATTTTCAAAGTAATGTTGTTGCATAATATCTCTCTAGCACAAACGCTCCGGTTGGAGGAACCTCATCTTGACTATCTTGTATAAGAATTTGCATGATTTTATCAAATTGCTCTTTGTTATCTGCTAAGTTGGTCTTACACATACTTAGCAATTGATCCAGGTCGATGCTCGATCTAGTATGTTTACTGATATTTTCTTTCCATGGCAGCAGTTGCAGATTTTCAATACTAGCGATAATCAAAGGTGACACTTTGTTTTTCCACCCTGAATAAATGCTGTATTTGTGATCAATATGATAAGCGTTTGGTTCTCCTGCTAGTCCCAATTTGATGTCAGTGTTTTCCAGCAATTGAGGTCTATTTTTGGTTGTGAGATACAAGACGACAGTTTTATATCTATAATATAGACTTCTTTCATGTGGATATAAGATAAGACCTCTTTCGGCTTTTGTTTGATTACCCTTGATAATGTTTCTGACTGCACTTTGACTATAGCCATTTCGACCAAACTGGTCAATGTTTGACATATGTGTAGCTCGTGTTCTTTGCCCAATTTTTTGGTGTATAGTTTGCCCTTGGGAATCCGGAATACTTTTTGTAACCTGCGATTTTTTGATACCGAGCTCATGTTTGGTCAAACCTGTGGCATCATCAACTACTGACAGTCCTGTTTTGATGTTGATTTTCCTTTTTTGAGAACAGCGTTGCATATGTTCGTACTGTTTCCAATAGACATTTGGATCAATGCCTAATATCTTTGAAATATAATCATTTCTTATCATACTAAGGCGCTCTCCGCTAACAGGGCATATTACAAAATCAATTCCTTCAATTGATTCCGCTGTATACAAATGCCTATTACGTTTGCGGTTGCGTATTTTAAATTGCTCAAGCTTTGTCATCATTTATTTATGACGAAAGCCACGTTATCTCACGGTTTTTTCGAAGTTCTGTTATGCAGTTCTTTCAAAGCGAGTGTTTCAATCTCGCCAGTATGCTTGTTTCGTACGGTTACTTCGGTTTCTCCGGCCAAACAATACAAGAGACTGATACTTTTGCCACGTCCGCTGTCAGGTGTTGTGGTGGTGCTTTCTATTTTGCTGCTATTGTCAAAAACAATCTTTTGCACGTTGTAGGTGGTAACACCCGGGCGCAACCAGTCTGGTAATTCTTCATAGGCAAATCTTATTCTGTCCATGATTTCTGTTGCTGATCTAAACTTGTTGGCAGCAATCAACACATTCACAGTTTCTTGAAAAATGCTGAACCACAAAATATATGCAGCACTGGTGGCAGTTTTTCCCAATTGACGGCTGCACATAGCAATCACTTGTCTGTGATTGTTGTAGGTGCTGATCATCTGTGTCTGATAATCAAACAGCTTGAATGGCACCTTGCCCTGTGTGGGATGTTGCACATACACATAATTGTTGGCAAAATAAACAGGATCTATTGCACATCTGATAAATTCAGCTTGTTGCTCTTTGGTCAATGCAATTTTTTGATGAGGTGCTTTGACTAGATTCACCTCCTGCGCCAGTAATGGATTTTTTGCCATGTTCAGTTTAAATTCAAAATTTGATCTACATTTGTGTAGCTGTTAAAACTGCGATGATTTATTCCCAGCACAATTTCCTTGATCACTGCATCCACATTGTGTTTCCAATGCCAGAGAAATTTATGGGTGCGCTGAAGTTCAGGCACCCAATCATCACATGTCCAGATAAACTCTTGTAGCAGATTATGATAATCTGGCATATAATAAATGATGTTCAGTGTTACTATTTGTTGAGTTCTGATAATCACTTTTTCAGTCCGGTAGTTTTTGTCTTTCTATTCTGCTCAGTGGACTTCTGCTGCCATCTGTTACAGCATCTTCACCAGCCAGTGGATCATGCAAAAATTCATTGCGGTTATCTGCTGTTAGAGGACTCAGTTGTCCTGCATCGTTTTCACTTTCCAGGAGGAATTGTTCATACATGTTGCGTAGATTTTCATAGCTTTTGCCTTCACGCATCTCACTGCGCAAGGGATTGCTTCCATATCTAGCACTGCTCAAACGTTCTGGTAGATCAGCTCGGCCTTTGAAGTTGTAGTCCTTGATATCAAATTCAATTTGTTCATCCGTGGCATCTTCATGGCCATAATCATATTCAGCTTGTTGCTCCATGAGAGCATAGTCTGAGGATGCTTGGCAATCACATGCTTGTTCGCATCCGCAGGGTTTTACAGATTGTGGTGCAATGGCCTGAATTAAATCCTGCGGATCGTTGGTGGTGATTGTTGTGCAACTGTTGCTGTCCACTTTCAAGCCCACATCATGATCATGATGATTTTGTGTGATATTGAGGGTGTAAACACTGTCTTGGCCGCTCAATTGCAAGAGACGCAAAAGATCCTGGGGCATGTTGGTGTTGATTGTCATGGTGCTGCCACTTCCATCCACGAGATTCTTGGCAGTAACACTTAAATTATATGTTGTGTCCATGTGTGTCATTATTTTTTGGCCTTCCCCAAATCTCTGCGAATTGGCTTGCTTTCAATACTGTTAACTTTTTTCTCACCTTTGTTGTTGCGGCTGACTTTGAAGTAACGTTTGGTATCATCATCAAAATTGCCATCGGGTCCCAAAAGGTTCAATTCCACAGGTTCTCCCATGTCAACACTTTTGTAGACTGGTTTTACTCCTGATAGATGCGCATTGAAATCTGTTGTATCTTGTTTGGGCTGTTGTTCAACGGATTGCATTTGTTCCACAGGATTCAAATCACTGGTGGTTTGGAATGTTTGTGTTTTTCTACTGCTGGCTATTTGTTGCAGCAGATTCAAAAACTTGCTGTTGTATTTGTCACCATAGGCATTATTAGTCAAAGGCTGTTCAGCATCCAAATAAAATCTATCTGTGCTCAGCAAGCTGCCCTTGTCAGTGTATCCTTCCTGTTTGGCTTTCTGGTCCAGAGTGCGCAACAATTGATTCTTGACGCTTTCCACTTCAATGGCTTCGTTGTCTGCTCTTACCACCAAAAACTTTTCAGGAAGGTTCAAAACTGCTCTCAATTCCTGTTGCAAGATGTATGCACTCATGGGCACACCAATCATAAAATCCACATAATAAACGTCAGCATTTTCAATATCACGGAATTCCAAACTGTCATCCTTGGCTGTAATCTTGTGAACTGACCCTATGTCCAGAAGATTGTAACGCTTGAGTAGACGCTCTAGATCGTCCATCTTTTGGTCATCCATGGGTACAACAGTTTTCAATCTATAACTGAAGTTCTTCTGGCTTTCATTTAGTAGTTTTTTGAAACTTGTCATTTTCTGTTCTCGTAGACGCATACTGTTATTTAGTGTTATCAATGCGCAAATTTTTGATTTGCTCCAACACTTGATTGCGATCCAATACCATCACAGATTCCTGGTGTATGGTTTCTCCTGCATCAGGATTGGTTCTATCCAATTTCAGCCTGTCCAGTTCCAATCTCAGCATCTTGAGTTTCTTTTCCATTTTGCTGTTTCTAGCATCCAGTGCAACCTTGAGCATGTTGCTGCTGGCGGTGAATATTTCTCCAGCATGTTTTACTTCCACATTCATGCCCAGCTCATGCAGGGTTTTGCCATATTCCACAGCCAATCCTGCTATTTCATCCATTTCTTCATCATGCAGTTCAAAATGATCCTGACTGTGAAAGTCCTTGGCAAGTTCCTGTGCTTGTTCCAGTGTTGTGTCTGTGAGCTCTTGCAAGCTGTCCTCCAATCTGGGCAGATCAAAAGTGTTTTCCAGTGTGTCAAATCTGCTCATGCTTTCTTTCCTTTGGTCTGGAAAATGCTGTCCTCATTGAGCATAATCATGTGATCACTCCCCATCCTTTATAGTTATCCTGTTTGCCCTGTTTAACATTGCACATACTTGCGGTTGAGAGATTATGTGTTATGCAAGCTTGTCTCATGGAAGAATGGTCAAATATCTCACCAGTAGGACTAATTATCATTACCCTCTGGGCAGTGTGTGTCAACTGTCCTGTCTGCTTTCCCTTATTCCAGGGTGACTGGCCCTTTTTTTGGCTGATATTTTGTTACATGTTTCAGCATCGCGACCCGCATTTACAATTATTTAGATTTTTTTTGATTAGCCTTTCCTACAAAGATATGATCTTCATTAAGAACTCGGAATTTCACACCATGTTTAGAGCAGAACTGGGCTGCCGCCACCCATTTTGCTGTGTTGAGGATAACAAACATTTTGTCTCTGCGACTTTTGGCAGCCTCCATACAAGTTTCTTTCTTGGGTTTGATTTCCACAAGTTCCGCTCTCTGATTGCCATTTTTATCACTATACTTGATCAAAAAATCAGGAATGTAAATTGTGCTTTTGCCTGTGAGAGGATTGGTATAGGGTATTTTCACACACTCGCTGCCCCATTGTATGACATTGGGATGCTGGTCCAGGAAATTCATCATTCTTAATTCCCAGGATGACCTCGAAAAGGGGCGCATGTTACCTATTAGTTTTTGTGGATTTTTTGGCACAAACACCTGTTGACTATACTTGCTCATGGAATTTCTCCAACAATTTTTCAAGAGTTATGTCGCATCGCATATGCTTTTGCAGATTTTGTGTTTTTGAGATAATACGCAAATTATGCCTGCTTCCTATGATTTCTGGGCTTATATTATTTACAGCCTACACTTATGCAGTTTGGTATGTTACACATAACTCCTATTCAAGGTATAAGCATCTATTAGATCCAGATGGTGAACTACTGTTGGCTTTTAAGCCAACAGCTTCCTGCTTCATTTGTGCGAATATTTATGTCACTCGCTATCCATCTGTTGGCTTAAAAGCCAACAGACTTCCGCTCGAAAGGTAAATTGTCGTTGTGTGTATTTTGCCATGTTGATCAACCACCATTATGTAGGAGGTTAACCAGTTTGATTGAGTATTTTGGTTCCCAGCAGGAGATTGTGTGTCCAGGGTGGCTGTGTGCTGCCATTGTTGATGCCAATCTGACTGTGGGCTGTGCGAAAAAAATTCACATTCTCCAACAATGCACTGCTCATTACGCCCTGATTGAACAATTGACGGGGACTTACTCCTTGTGACTTGCTGGTGACTGCTGTGATGGCACCAAATGTGTCACTGAGCTTGGAGGGAACGCCACTTTGTTGGAAAAGATTTCTGCTGTTGTTGTAGACCTGAGGATCCAATTGAAAGCTGTTGTCCAGGGGACTGTTGTTGAGATCAAACGCATCTGGTGAGATTTTGCGGCTGATGATTGCACCAGTTTGTGGATCCACAAACTGCCTCAGGCCATTCACATTGCCTACCAGCGTTTCCTGACCAAAGTTGCCCACCTGATCTTTGAGGTTGCGTGTGATCAAATCGCTCATCGGAAATTCCCCCATCTACCCAATGTTGTACTGGCCAGGCCAGTTGTGATTCTGGGAATAAATCCTCCCACTCCACTGGCTCTCACAGCACTGCTGCCCAGTCCACTCAGCACCTGTCCCACAAAAGGAATATTTCTTGCGCTGCCCAGGATGCCATCTATTGCACTTTCAAAACTGTCATTCAAATCCAAAAGGAAAGCATTCACACCACCAAAAAGATCTTCTGGTTCAAAATAATCACCACCATTCAAATTGAATTGTGTGATCAAAGCCCCATCCAAGGGCTGGGCAACAGCGGTATAGGCATATCCTTCATGTTGGATGGTCATGTCCACAGTCATGAGGTCGCTGCTGGTGGTATCCAACCCTTCCCAGCTGATGCCACTGATCTTGGGATTATACACAGTGAGTTTGGTGTATTTCTTGCCATAGAAAGTGTAGATGTCCAGTGTATCAAAGAAATTGGTATCCCAGCCTGTGGCAGGAGGACTGAATCCCCAACCGTTGCTGACACTGAAGTCGTCTTTCTTTTGAATAACAGGAGTTTTCCAACTGTCTGCACTATTTTTGGGTCTACCATCACCAAAATACCATTGGTAATAATCTCGCCAAACTCTCAAAACTCTGTCATCCACAGTGTCATGTAGGGTAATGGTGAGATCTCCATGATCAATACCTGTATGCACCAATCTTTTGCGATTGTATTGGTTGAGAGATTTGATCTGAGGAGTAGTTTTGGGCCTATCCACTTTGGCAATCTGGAAGGCAAATCCTTGTTGCCAGCTGGTGAAATCAGGATGACGGCTGAGCTTGGTACCAGCATTGAAAGTGGCATAGAACATAAACTTTTGGCGAGGCATTGCCAAAATAGCTCTGCCTGCCTTGTTGTGAACAGTAGCATATCTGCTGGGTCTCAACATGAGAGGCAGTCCTCTCAGATAGCTGCGATTGCCGCCGCTGGTACCAGATGAACCACCAAAAAGGTTGGCACCAATGGTGTTGACTGCACCCCCTGTCGTGGATGTCAAGAGGCCTGTTAATTCAACCATTGGTTACCCGTTAGCCTACTGTAACCCCAGATTTGGTCTGTGGATTCAACTCCATGAGTCCATCAGCCAATGTGGCATTATCGAATCTGATTGTCATGCTGATTGTCACAGGATCGCTGCTGGTGTAATCCAGGTCCTGATAATCTGTGCCACTGAGGAAACAACCTTCCAGTGTCCATTGTTCAAATACAGTTTCATTACCACCATCCATGATTTCCAAAATAGTAGTAAATTTGTAGTTGATGCCTGCAGCCACGCTGGTTTGTTCAAAAAAGTTCATCTGTTTTTGCAACTGATGGCCCACCAGCTTGCTCACACTGTTGGTGATATCATCACGCACAGTGAGTGTGATTTCTGCCCATTCAGGCTTGCTGGCGTAGTACATCTTGCTGTTGTAACTTTCAATAGTTACAGAACTGAATGTCACGTTGGGTCGGGTAACTGTCATCACTTGCTGTGTGAGTTCCAGTCCTCCAGCTATGGGCCCAAAATTGATCACTCGCACACGGAAACGGTGCTTGATCTTGGGCATAAATTGACCAGTTCTTGTTCCGTTAATAGGAACGCCAAACTTGGAAAGTGTCTCTACCATATAAAAGTCTCCACGAATGCTTTGTCGTTGAGTATTTATGTGGAGAGAGATAATTTGGAATGGGTGCCCAAATCAAAGATATAGACTTTCTCTATGTCAACAATTTACAATTACACATGAAAGTCAAAGTTTTCTATCATGTTTTCATACCCCCTGATATCAGAGCAGCATCATGGACCTTGTATGTGGATGAGCAGTTGGGTATGATCAAAAACAGCAAGCTATCAGACTGTGCTGGTGTGTATGTAACATTTACAATGCCCAAGTTTTGGACCGGCTTTGGCAATCTCCCCTATACCAGTGAAGCAAATCCCAATAATTTTATAAATTTTGGCGAACGAGTTCATGAATACATGAGCAGGAGGTATCCCTGGGTAACTATCTTGGAAATAAGAGATATCAATGCAAATATTTTTGAAGGATTGACTCTCAAGTATTTGCATGATGCCAGCCAAAAGGAAGATTTTCTAGCATTGTATATTCATACCAAAGGTATCACCACTGCATCTGAAACAGTGCTGGCCTGGAAACAGTTACTCAATCATTATCATATTAATCAATGGCCACAAGCAATCAGATTACTTGATGATTATCAGGTGGTGGGGATGCAGGATGCACACTCTGTGAATCATCCTATTGTTAGTGGCAATTTCTTTTGGGCACGGTCTGATTATATCAGAGGCTTGGTTGAGCCCCTGGATACCAGAACCTATACTCATGAACAGCAGTTGTGGCCTGGCAATCATGCCTATAGATATGGATTTGAACTGTGGATTTTAAGCCAAAATCCACAGGTTTATTATTGGGTTGATACTAAAATCAACCATTATGACAAATATTGTTTCTTGGAAGAGTTGCTCAAACAAAATCCCCCAAGTTAGCCTGTGCCCACTTGGCCATAGGTAATTTCAGCAATCATTTTTTGCTGACTGATGATACCTTGCAGCATCACCTGATGAGCAGTATCAATAACTTCAGTTTGGTGATCCTCTTTGACCAAGCTGATGAGATTGCCCAAAGTCTCACTAATAGATTCAATGGCTAGTCCTAGGGCAATATTTTTGCCCATGTTTGGGCTGTAATATTCCATGAGATCCACAGCATATTTGGTCATTACTCCAGCAGCCTGATACCTAGCACGGGCATAAATTACTTCTGGATCCTGATCCCAATCAATATCATCGTGTTCCATTTTTACCAACTAATAGGGTTGTTATATTCATAATATACAGTGTAATGCTGTTGTGTCAAAGATTGATTCAAGAGCAAAAAAGCGGAGTTTGATGCTCCGCTTTTTGTTTGTGGCTGTTATGGCAGTGAATCACCAGTGTTCAGCACTTGTTTATGGATAGATATTGCTATATAACTAAATAAGTTTAGGAGATACTCCCCTGCCAGTAATATGTCAATTATGCCAATCCAGTTTCAATAATCTCATATCTAGTTCACATTTGAAGACCGTTCATCAAACCACAAGTGCAAAATACAAACAAGATTTTGGTGATGATAGTTTGGCTAGCGCAGAATATAGGGCTAGACGCAGTGAACAGAACAAGGGTGAGAATAACCCCAATTTTGGAAATAAAATGTCCCAACTGTCCAAAGAAGTTATTTCACAAAAGAACACTGGCCGAATACCAGTGAACAAAGGTGTCAAGGTGACAGATCCTATTATCTTGGATAAAATCCATAAAGCTGTGGACAAGAGAGAACAACGATACAAAGAGCAAGGGATTCATCCTCGCACAGGTAGCACTGTGAATGAACAAGCAAGAAATAAAATCGGTCAAGGTGTTAATGCATATGCACAACAACATCCAGATCTTGTAAAACAACGTGCAGCCAAAGCCCAACAAACACTACGTGACAGAGGATATCTGTTTGGCAGCGGTATGAGAGGCAAAAAGCACACCCATGCAAGTCTGGAAGCTATGAGAAAGGCACGGGAAATTGCAAATCTTAAAAAGAGTTCCCAAAGCCTTGATAAATTACATCAAGCTGTCCAATTATCTGGCCTAGAATTTATTAAATTGGAAGCAAATGTCGTAACAATTAAATGCGACTCCTGTGATAATCAATTTAATTTGACTAGACAGTATTTCACACCCAGCAAACTCCGATCTGATATGTGTCCTGTATGTAGGCCGGAAAAAGTCAAAAGTGATGCTGAACTTGACCTGTTATCATATGTGCGTGAGATTTTGCCCAATCAGCTCATCATAAGTGGAGATAGGAATCAGATATCTCCGTTGGAGTTGGACATTTATATTCCTCACAAACGGTTGGCTATTGAATATTGCGGGTTATATTGGCATAGTGAATTGCAGGGTAAACACAAAATGTATCACAAACACAAGATGCAAAACTGTGAATCCCAAGGTATAAGGTTGATCACTATATTTGAAGATGAATGGATACTCAATCCAAATCTTGTGCGCAGCAGGCTGGCTGTTATATTGGGGCGTGCCATACATAAATTACATGCTCGCAAGTGCATGGTTAAACAGATTGACTGCGCTCTGGCTAGAGATTTTTGTAGAATAAATCACATACAGGGGGCAGGTAGTGCTAGTGCAGCTATAGGATTATATTATGAAGATATGCTTGTGAGTGTGGCCACATTTAGCAAGCCTAACATCAGCAAGGGCGCTAAAAAATCCCAGGTCAATCATTGGGAACTTAATCGTCTTTGTAGTTTGGCGGATCATGTTGTTAGGGGGGCAGCAAACAAGTTGTTTGCACACTTTGTCAAGACCCATGATCCAGATCAAGTGATTACTTATTGTGATTTAAGATGGAACACAGGCGATGTATATTCTCACATGGGATTTATACAACACAGTGTAGGTTTTCCCAATTACTGGTATATCCAGCTTCCTCAAATCAAGAGGATGCACAGATTCGGGTTAAGAAAAAACGCACAAGATGATCCTACCCTTACTGAATGGGAAAACCGTAAACTTCAAAGATTCAATCGAATTTGGGATTGTGGACACAGCAAATGGGTATGGAACAACAAGAATGCGGAGTAGGTTGACCTACTCCGCATCTTATACCCATTAGGTGATTAGTGGATCACCAGTGTTCAAAATTCTCAGTGGTATGTAGATGAATTCAATTGCCTTGGTGGGCTTGATATCTTAAATATCGAGCCAAATAATTATGATTATGCTTTGTTCTGCGACATAAATACGCAGAACACAAGGAACAATGCATGCAGGATTTAAAAGAATCTCTTAATTCTATACCCAAAAACAAATGGAACTCTCAAGTTAAGAGAAATTCTACATGGCTCACCTATCTCAAAGAGACTTACCCATTCACAACCAGTGTGAATGAACAGATATACCTGTTCATGCATGACCTTTCCACCAGGCCCAATTGCGCTGTGAACACATGTGATAAATCAGTCAATTGGATCAACAATAATCACTATACCCAAACCTGTTCAAGTTCCTGTGCACAGCATCTAAAAAAACAAACGGGCGAATTGACCATCATTCAAGAGAAAATCAAGGCCACTACCATGGCAAGATATGGGGTACCAAACGCCCTTCAAAATCCTGCTGTGCAGGCCAAGCGCAATCAGACATTACTGGAAAAATATGGTGCACTGGTCAGTCCTAATACAAGAGCTAGTACAGTTGCAAGATCTCAAGTTATGAATAAAAAAGGAAGGCAAACACTAGAAACCAAATATGGGGTTACCAATCCCAGCCAGATCCCTGGTGTTCATGAAAAAAAGACTGCCACCATGATGGCCAATCACGGTGTCTACCATCCCAGTCTTATCCCTCATGTGCAACAAGCTAGATTGGATAGAAGAATAAACAGGTATCAGCACCTAGTAGGAGATGTCGCCACGATTCTATCGTGGAACTCGCCATCACAATATTTGCAAGACGCATATGATGATCCCAATCCTAGGATAGAGTTTCGGTGCACCGCTTGTGATAATGTGGAACAGTTGGCCATGGAAACATTCAGATGGCGCATCCACGCATGTGGAACACCCTGCATCAAATGTAGCCAAATAAACAAAGGCAGCTTACAGGAGCGTGAACTGAGAGAGTATGTGAAATCTTTGGGAGTGGCTATGATATCCAATGACAGACAACAACTTCATCCACAGGAATTGGATATTCTGTTGCCTGACCATAATTTGGCTATTGAATATTGCGGATTATATTGGCATAGTGAACTGCATGGGAAACACAAGTCCGTGCATTTAGACAAAATGAACAAATGTTCCAGCCAAGGCATCAGATTGGTTACCATATTTGAAGATGAATGGTTGCACAAATCTCAAGTGGTCAAAGATCGTATCAGAAATATGTTGGGGCGTAATACACAAAAAATAGGTGCAAGATCACTCATCTGTGAATCCATCACATCTGCACAAGCCAACAAATTCTGTGCTGACTATCATATTCAGGGCGTGGGTAAGACAGTACATGCATATGGGTTATATCAAGATCAAGAGCTGTTGAGTGTGATGACATTCAGTGCTCTCACACCTGCCAAAGGCAGCTTGCCTCAACCCCAAGTGTGGGAACTGAATAGACTGTGTACAAGACCCAATTTAACCATATCTGGTGGAGCCAGCCGGATGTTCTGTAAATTTGTGAGAGACATAAACCCCCAACAAGTGATCAGTTATAGCGACAGACGATGGAATACCGGTCATGTATATGCACAATTGGGATTTGATAGGCACCATGATGCTCCTCCCAACTACTGGTATATAGATTTCAAAGCCATGTTGAGAATACACAGATACAATCTACGTAAAAATGCTCATGATAATCCCGATCTAACAGAATGGGAGAATCGTAAATTGCAGGGGTGGAATCGAATCTGGGACTGTGGGAATACCAAATGGATATGGAAAAACAAGAATGCGGAGTAGGGCACCCTACTCCGCATCTTATACCCATTAGGTGATTAGTGGATCACCAGTGTTCAAAATTCTCAGTGGTATGTAGATGAATTCAATTGCCTTGGTGGGCTTGATAGCAATATCAATCCACAGTTCATTTCTGTCAATGCGAGTGGGTGTGTTATTGGTTTCATCACACACCACAGCAAAGTCATACACAGCACGCAAGCTCACCATGTCACCAAAGAAGCTTTCAAAGGTGCGGGTCACTGCATCCCTTGTATACTGATCATTGGGTTCAAACAAGAATGGTTTGGCCAAATTATCCAACTGATAGTTGAGGTAGCAAACCAATCTGGCCACGTTCACTCTGTTGAGAGCACTTTCCACAGGGCTGAGGGTCTTTTGACCATACACAACCAGTCCGCGACCAGGTATAAACGCAATGGGGTTGATGTCATTTTCATACAACACATCACGTTGTCCCTGTGTCAATTGGAGTGGAATGTATTCTTGTTCAGTATTGAGGTAACCCACGCTGGTGACTGCTGTGACAATACCACGTGTGAAGCCTGCTGGAGCAAACCAAGGGTAGGCCACTTGGTCGTTGAACGCTATGGTTCTCAGTGTCATCATGCTGGGTGGCACAAAGATTTCTGTTCCATCCAGGTTGGTGGCCAGACCCCAGGGATAGTAGATGCCTGCATAACGGCTGCGAGTGATCAATCCATCTTCACCATTGCTGGCTGAATTGTTGCTGTTGTTGGCCCAAGCCTGGATGCTGGTGCCATCTGGAGCCAGTCTGGCTGGAGGATCCACTACTACAAATGCCACATCCTTTTTGTCTGTGTTCAAGGTCAGCATTTCATCAATCACCTCTGGATAACCAGGAGCACTGATTAGGTTGTAGTAGTTGGCTTCTGAACGCAGTTCCTGATTGCTGACAATTGCACCAGCCATGGCACGCACCACCATGATTCTCTGAGCCTTGCGGCCCATCAAAGGTGCACCATTTACAGCGTTGCCACTGGCTGTTACCCAACGGTCTCTCCATACACCTGTGGTGAGATAATTGGGTCTCCATTCTTTGACATTGTTGGTGCTGTAACGTGTGTTGAACAACATAAATCCATATGGATAGGCCAGTGCGCTGGGTGCATCGGGGTCCACATAATTGCTGATCAGCATATCCTGAATGTTTGTGCTGCCTGTTTGCAGCCCATCATCATTGGGTCTAGCGTCAGCAAACAAAATACCCTTGCTGCTGGTTTGATCAGTGTTGTCCACTGGCTCCCAAACCACATTCAAACTGTCATATCTATACAGCTTGGGATAATTTTCCATGTCGCTGGTATCGATCCACAAATCATTGTCAGCAAGTGGTGTTGAGCCATCACTTTGATAACTGGGTTCTGTGGCACTGAGTATCACCCCATTGGGGTTGGTGTTGGAATACATGTTCCGATAACCCATCCACTGAGTTCCATCACTCACCATCACATCCACTTGTAGGTCCTGATTAA